GATGCAAATGGTTATGGACTAGAATATATTTTTAGAGGGCAAAGTCATTGGGGAAAATTTAAAGGCAATGAATGCTTGTATATAAAAGGTCCAGATACTAATTACAAGCAAAGAATAGTAATTTTTGCTCGGTGCTGCAAAAGAAGATAGTTATAAAAAAATTCGTGGTAACTCTTATGGTATGTGGATAGCAACCGAGATTAACTTGCACCATGACAATACTATTAAAGAGGCATTTAACAGACAATTAGCAGCAAAAAGAAGAAAAATATTTTGGGACCTTAACCCAGATAACCCAAATGCAGATATTTATACAAAATATATAGATAATTATGCAAAAAAACATAAAGATGGAACTCTACTTGGTGGATATAATTATGAGCATTTTACTATATTTGATAATATAAATATTCCAGATATAAGAAAACAAGAAATAATAAGTCAATATGACCAAAATAGCATATGGTATTTAAGAGATATTCTAGGAAAAAGATGTATAGCTGAAGGATTATGTTATAGAACTTTTGCTAATGATCCTATGAAATATAGAATATCTAGAGAAGATGCTAAAAATAGAATTTCTCAAATAATTATTTCAGTTGACTTTGGTGGTAGTGGTTCAGGGCATGCTTTTGTAGCAACAGGAATAAGTAGAGATTTTAGAGATGTTATTGCATTAGCAAGTGAAAGACATTTTGGAGATATAGACCCAAATAAATTAGGAGATTTGTTTGTTGATTTTGTATTGAAAATTATTAATGTGTATGGAATGCCAGACATATGTTATGCAGATAGTGCAGAACAAACATTAATTAGAGGTTTAAGAAGTTCTTTACTTAAAGCAAATATTAATCTTGCTATTGATAATGCATGGAAAACAGAAATAAATGAAAGAATAAGAGCTACAAATAGACTTATGGGACAAATGAGATTATATCTAACAGATGACTGCGAATCATTAGAGACAGCATTTTGTACTGCTGTTTGGAATCCAAAAGAGTTAACAGTAGATGAAAGACTTGACGATGGAAGTTCTGATATAGACTCTCTTGATGCATTTGAATATACAATAGAAAGATATATAGAACTTCTAATAATAACGGAGGTATAAAAATGTTTAATAAGATTTTAGGTTGGATAAGGAGTGTAATAAATAAAATGTTTAATGTAAATATTGGAACTAAATTTAATGTAAATGTTGCTATATCAGATAAAATGGTAACAGCAATAAGTTTATGGGAGAAAATGTATAAAGATGAAGCACCATGGCTTAATGATAATGTTATAAGTGCAGGACTACCAGCATCTATATCAAGAGAGTTAGCTACTTTAACATTAGTTGAATTTGATAGTGAAATAACAGGAAGTAAAAGAGCAGACTTTTTAAATGAAAGATATAAAAAAATAAAGAAGAAATTAAGAAAAAATCTAGAGTATGGGTGTTCATTAGGTAATTTGGTGTTTAAACCATATGTAGCTAATAATCAATTATTAGTGGATATAGTAAAAGGGACTAACTTTTTTCCAGTTGAATATGATAGCAATGAAGATTGTACAGCAGGAATTTTTGTTAGTAGAAAAGTAGAAGGTAAGTATTTCTTTACAAGACTTGAATATCATGAATTAGACACAAGTACTAGAAAATATACTATAAAAAATAAAGCATATATGAGTTCAAGTGAAGAAACTTTGGGACAAGAAATTTCGTTAAAAGCAGTTAAAGACTGGGAAGATATAGAAGAAATTGTAGGAATAAACAATATAGAAAAGCCATTGTTTGGTTATTTCAAAATTCCTTTTGCAAATACAATAGATCCAGATAGTCCTATCGGTGTTTCAGTATATTCTAGAGCAGCAAAATTAATAGAAGAAGCAGATAAACAATTTGCTAGATTACTTTGGGAATTTGAAGGCTCTGAATTAGCAATAGATGCAGACCCAACAGCTTTACAATCTAGTAAAATGATAAGTGAAAAATTAGAGTTACCTAAATTAAAAGAAAGACTATTTAGAGCAACAAGTTCAAATAAAGATGGAAAAGCCTTTTATGAAGTATTTAGTCCTGAAATTAGAGAAACCGAACTATACAAAGGATTTAATGATATTTTAAAAAGAATTGAATTTGTTTGTGGTTTAGCATATGGAACTATATCAGATCCACAATTAATAGAAAAAACTGCAACCGAAATAAATAGTGCAAAACAAAGAAGTTATGCAACTGTTTCTGATATTCAAGCAGCTTTGGAAGATGCTCTTGAAGATACAATTTATGCAATGGATGTATTAACTACATTATATCGTCTAGCACCTCTTGGAAAGTATGAAACAAGTTATACTTGGGATGATAGTATTCTTGTAGATGCAAAAGAAGAGCAAACTATAATGATGCAAGAAGCAAATATGGGATATATCAAGAAAGAATTTTATTTAATGAAAAGATATGGTGTAACTGAAGAACAAGCAAAAGAGATGTTGCCTAAACAAGAAGATGAAGAAGAAACAGAAGATGAAGAGTAGGTGATATAAATGCTAACACCTGATTATTTAGAACATTGTGCAGATGAAGCAATAAAAATAAATGCAGAATTAGAAAATTTTATTATAAAAGATATTGCAAGAAGAATTGTAAAAGCAGGAACAATGACAGAAACGGCTAGGCATCAAATAAAAGCAATTCAAGAAAGTGGTTATTTATATGATGATGTCATTTCAGAAATTGCAAATATAACAAAAATATCAAAAAAAGTTGTAAAAAAAATATTTGAAGATGCAGCAGTAGAAAGTATGACTTTTGATGATGAAATATATGAATTAGCAGGAGTAAAACCAACATTTTTTAGAGAAAGTCCTGCAATGATGCAAATTCTTAAAGCTGGAATACAAAAAGCAAATAATGATATTACAAATTTAATAATGACAACGGCAGGGACATCACAAAGTAAATTTCAAGAAATAACCAATATGGCATATAGGCAGTTCACAAGTGGAGCATTTGATTATAATACAGCAATATTTAATGCAGTAGAACAATTATCAAAAGAAAGTGTAAATGTAATGTACCCATCTGGAAAATTAGATAAAATAGATGTTGCAGTTAGAAGAGCAGTATTAACAGGAGTAAATCAAACAGCACATAAATTGCAAGATGAAAGAGCAAAAGAACTTAATTGTGATTTAGTAGAAGTTACAGCACATACTGGTGCTAGAGTAACAAAAAAATTGGACCATACTAATCATGCTTGGTGGCAGGGTAAAGTATATAGCATAAGTGGTAATAATGATAAATACCCAAGTTTAAAAGAAGTTACAGGATATGGTAAAGTAGATGGCTTGGGTGGTATAAATTGTAGACACAATAAATTTCCTTTTATAGAAGGAGTTAGCAAAAGAGCATATACAGATAAAGAATTACAAGAATTAAATGATAAAAAAGTAAAATATAATAACCAAGAATACGGAGAATATGATGCCTTAAAAATTCAAAGACAGAAAGAAAGAGAAATAAGAGAAATAAAAAGGCAGCTTTCCGGATATCAGGGTATTATGCTTGGGACAGAAGATGAAAATTTATTAAATCAAGCTAGACACAAATTTAATGTAAAATCAAAAGAATTAAAGCAAAAAGAAAAAGAATTAAACAATTTTGCAACACAAACAGGACTAAAAAGAGATACATCTCGAGAAAGAGTTGCAGGATTTAATAAAAGTATATCTAGGAAAGCCATAAACGGCTCAAAATCAGTTTAAAAACATAATAATATAAAAGTAATTGAAAGGTGGTGATAAAATGGCTAAAATCGTAAATTTAAGAATAAAACAAAACTTTAGTGATAAAGAAACAGAAGTTGATTACAAAAAAGGTAAAGTATATCCTTTTTCAGAAAAAAGAGCAGAGGAATTATTAAAAAATCCTTATCTAGTTGAAAAAGTAGATATTACTGAAACAGAAGAAAAAGCTGAAAATGCAGAAAAATAAAACAATTTAATAGTTATTAATTTTAGACATTTTTATATGTCTATTTTTTATTTAAAAATAAGAGTACTTGCAACTCGTAATAAATGCAAGCAGCAAAGAGAAGAGAAAACTCGTAAAAAATCGTAGCTGGGAAAGGAATATGTATTATGAAAAGAAAAGTAATTGAAGACTTAATAAAAGGTCTAGGTGTAACTGATGAAGCTGAAATAAAAAAAGCAGTAGACAAAATTATGGATGAAAACGGAAATGATATAACTCCGTTAAAAACAAAAATTGCTACTCTTGAAGAAGATATCGAAGTACAAAAAGGTGTTGTTGAAACAAAAAACACAAAGATTAAAGAATTAGAAGGTGTCGATATAGAAGCATTGAAAAAAGCTGAATATGAAAAAGGAAAAGCCGAAGGCTCAAAAGAAGTTGAAGATATGAAATTCAATACTGCCCTAGAAACTGCCTTAAAAGGTTTCAAAGTAAAAGATAAGGCATCAATAATAGGACATTTGGATATGAAAAAAATTGGTAGAGAAAAAGATGAAAAAACTGGAGAGATTAAAGTAACAGGTTTAGAAGAACAAATAAAACCAATTCAAGAAAATGAAAACTTGAAATATTTATTTGAATCTGAAGAAGATAATAAAAACTTGCCAAACTTCAGTACACAACAAACTAATAATAACCAAGGATCTAATATAGGAAATGGAACTTTATTTGATGCACTAAAAGAAAAATTTAAATAAAATTTAGGAGGTATGTAACATGATTACATTAGAACAAGCCAAAGTTGGTATGGCAGATAAAGTAGACCAACAAGTTATTGATGAATTTAGAAGAGGTTCATTATTATTAGAAAAATTATTATTTGATGATGCAGTTTCTCCAGGAACTGGTGGAAGTACATTAACTTATGGTTATTTAAAATTAAAAACACCAGCAACTGCTAATTTCAGAAAATTAAATACTGAATATTCAGATGATGAAAAAGCATCAAATGAAGCAGTAAGAGAAAAAGCAACTGCAGATTTAAAAATATTTGGTGGAGAGTTCAAACTAGATAGAGTTATTGCAAATTCTTCTGGTGCAATTGATGAATTAGACTTCCAAATGAAAGAAAAAATCAAAGGTGCTATAAACCTATTCCACTATACTGTTATTAATGGTGATTCTAATACAAATGAAGATGAATTTGATGGATTAGACACTATATTAACAGGTGCTAGTACAGAATATAACACAACAGAAGCAATTGACTTATCTGATAGTGCTAAAATGGATGCAAACTATAATGTATTCCTAGATATGATGGACGCATTTGTTGCTTTAATGCAAGGTAAACCAACAATGTTCTTAATGAATAGCAAAATGAAAACAAAAATGAAAGGTATTGCAAGAAGAGCAGGTTACTATTCAAGAACAGAAGACTCTTTTGGACAAAGTGTTGATAACTGGGATAATGTTCCAATGGTAGATTTAGAAGAATTCTACGATGCAACAACACAAAAAACTATCCCATGTGTTCCAATTGCAGAAGATGGAACAACAGATATTTATGCAGTTCAAATCGCAAAAGATGGATTCCACGGTGTTTCTTTACAAGGTGAAAAAATAATTTCTACTTGTTTACC